GGATCTAACTGTAATTAACTGGATCTAACTGTAAATAGTTCTTAGTTGACTTAGACCTATTTATAATTTCTTTAATTAATATTTTCCCGAACAAAGATTCAAAGATTCAAACAAAGATTCAAAGATTCAAAGATTCAAACAAAGATTCAAAGATTCAAAGATTCGAACAAAGATTCAAAGATTCGAACAAAGATTCAAAGATTCAAAGATTCAGATCATACAAAGACACCATTATCACAGACACCATTATCACAGACACCATTATCACAGACACAATTATCAAATTCATAGAGATATTATACTATAAGAAGATAGAAAAGTCAAGCAATAAAAATCAGAATTTTTGAAATTTTTGCAGATGTTTCCTAGTAATTTTAGCAGAGACCCAGTCATTATAGTAGAGAGAAGAGAGAATAACATCCCTAGACATTTGTTCTTTCAGTTCCAGATAGGAAGCATGAGATTTTGAGTAGCAGATATGGAGAATTGTTTTTTCAAGAAGATGTATTTTAGCATGTTCAATAAGAGAAGAGTTAGAGCCATTATAGGATTTCCAATCAGATTCCACAGTCAATTTTTTCTTTTTTACAAATTTAGAGCCATCAATTTGAGTAATAGATTTTTGCGAGATTTTTTTCGAGAAGAATTGTTTTTTCCCGATATAGGATTTATTAGTAGAGGGATTATAGATAAGATAGACAAAGGCAATAGCATTTTCAGGAGGAGATAGAAGAGGAAGAGATTGGTAGATCCAGGAGGGTTGGATTAGATTTTCCATTAGATAGAGAGAGAGATATAAGTTTCAGATAGAGATATTTAGGAGAGATTGGAGTGGTGATTTATTAGTAGAGGGAGAAAGGTATAGAAGAGTCGAGATTTAGCCTCAGAGGAGAGATTTAGAGGGATACTGTTTAGTTATAGTCGAAACAGCAAAAGGACTAGGAGATTACTCCCATTACCTGACCTCGGGAGAAGGTTAGATTTTATTCTTCATTAGAATTCATTAGAAGATTTTATTCTTCATCTTCTTCAATAATATCAGGAGAAATAGGTTCAGAGCAAATTGCACAGAAAGAGGGATCATCTTGATAGAGATCATCTTCAGAGAAGATAATATATTCAGAGTCACATTCTTCACAGATTATTTGATATTTCATTTGAATCCTTTCTTTTTTCGTTTATTTTATCTATTTATTTGATCTGAACTGGACTTAGTTGGACTTAGCTGGACTAAAGTGCCTGCATTACCAGTGATTTGTGGTAAAATTCCATTCCATTTTTCAATTTTTGACAATTCAATAATCTGAGGATTATCAGAAATAGCTTTACCTTTAATTAAAATTGCTTGAGCTTCAGCATTTGCTCTCAGAAGAGTTGATTCCGCATCACCTCTAGCTTCTTGGATTTTCTTATCAGCTTCCGCTTTAGATTGTTGGATTTCTTGTTCCCTCTGAGCAGTCATCTGAGAGGCAGCTGCTTTTGCATTAATAGAAGAAATAATTGATTCAGGCAATCTTAATCCACCAACCCAGTATACATGTTCAATATTTATCCCAATTTCAACACATTGAATTTTAACAGAATCTTCAACTTCTTTGATAAGAGAAGCTTTACCCGATCCATAAACAGTTTCAATAGGTTTTGTTGAAGCAGCATTAATTAGAGAATCTCTAACCATAGATCTCAGAACAGAGCTAGTAATTTCATCAATACCTTTACGATATTTTTGGAAGATAATAGAAACTTTATTTGGGTCCAGAGAATATGTTATACCAATATCTGTATTAACAGTCATCCCTTCAATAGTTTGAAAAGAAAAACTTTCATCTGTAGGAGATCCTTCAGTTACATCTTGAGTCCAGACATGTGTTTGAGTAAACATTGGAAAAATAAACAGTTGTTCATTAGGTGTTAACCAATACCTACCAACAGGAAGGGTTTGATTTTCAATACCTTTATCAGAACCCAATTTGTTTATTTTAATTCCAACATAGCCATTAGGAACATCAGAACACGCAACAAGAAATAACGCTAAACATAATATTATAATTTGTTTCACTTTTTAAAACTCCACTTAATATACCAAAAAGAAATTGGGATAAACAATACAGCGATCATTAACCCAAGTAACACACCATAATCTGATTCTGAAGAGAATAAGTTTGGCAACAAAAACCCCTCAACACCAAAAAATAATAAAAAATAAAACACACATTTAAAATATATATTCATAATCAACCTTTACTTTTACACGAAAAATTGTATTTACTAAATAGAGGGAAGTACAATGGTTTTTAATATAGGAGTAAAATGATGGACGATATTGCAGGTAAAGTGTTATATATATTTCATAGACTAAGAGAACCTTCATCTCATGCTGCGATTTGTGGGTTATTGGCATTAATAGGACAACATATCCCTGATGAAACTTGGAATGCAACTATAAATGGATTAGCTGTATTGTTTGGTATTGTTGGTGTGTTTGTAGCTGAATCGACACCTAAAACAAAGGTAGATGGATTTTAATAAAAATTGGCTTTGTATTATTATGTTTGGACTATTAATTGATAGTTGTACATACAGATTAGCACCAGATACAACTGTTAAATGTAAACCAGATGTACATTTAAATAAAGATTTAAACTTATTTAATTCTGATGGTACAGCAAATTTAGATACAGCACATATCACGCCAGGATTTAACTGTATATTTTAGAAAATATATATTATGAGTAATTTGGAAGGAAACAAAATCCCAATTCTAGATTGAAAGGGAAAATGGAAAGAGACAGGACTGTAGACTTTAAAAGGATGTTAAAAGAAAGTAAGAGAAAACAATATTCAAAGAAAAATAAATCACAAAATGGAATTAATATAGATTTTGATCACGAAATATTATCTTTTATTAGGTCTTTATTTAAATGATAGAAGGGGAGCATAAAACTCCCCTCTTTTTTTACTTAGAATTTAGATTATTAATTCTACGTTGAATTTTATCTTTATCTTTCGGTCTTGAAGATTTATCTCGAAGTTCAGATAATTGTGTTAATGTTAAAGGTTTTAATTTAATTCTATCATTTCTTGTTCTTAAAGGGTTTCTTTTTCTAATTGCCATATTATTACTCCGTTGCTTCATTAAAATCATCATCAATGTCAACATGTTCCAATAAATCCTCAAACATATCGTTAACAATCTTATATGAATTTTTGGTCTTTTTACATATCATACCAAAAAATCCACATTCTATTAATCCACCAATATAATGCCATGGATTTCCAATTATCGCTTCAAACATTTCTAACTTAGAAATAGAACCATCCGACATTTCGTTATATGTTATAACATGATACTTCAATCCTAATTCATGTGTTTCAATTGGTTTTTCTTTTTTCTTATATGTAAATGGAGCTACATCTAATTCATTATTGTCATCTAATGTAAATCCAAATCCATCATGTTCTTCTTCGCTATAAACTTCTTTTAAATACCGTTTCAATATAGAACACTCCTGTGAGTATGTTTTTATTATATTTATTTAAAATTCGTCAATACACTCCAACAACATATTCAATCTATGTTTGATAAAATATTTCATTATTGCATTTTTTGAACCAGTTTGCTCTATATCATATTCTTCAACAATTTTTGATTTGATATCTTGAGGGATCATAGTCAAATCAATTAATAATTTATTTCTTTGAATATTTCTATAATAATCAATTCCTGGATTACTAAAATCCTCAGTTAATAATTTTTCTTTAATTTTTGCTGTTAATGGTTTTTGTCTAATATTAAGAACAAATACATCATCATTTGAAAGGCAACTAGGAATACCATCACCCTTATCTCCTGTTAAAATCTTTTCTTTTAATTCTAAGTGCGGATCAGCAGATTTAACAAATACTTTCAACATAGGATTAAATTGTTTTACATTTGGATATTGATGTAATTGTTTAAAATCACCATCAGAACTAATAATAAGAACTGGTTGATGAACAGATAATCTTGGCACCAATGTTCCAATCACATCATCAGCTTCAGCACGTTCTACTTCTATCAATTTATATGAAAAGGTTTCTTTTAGATCTGATTTAACTTCTGTCATAACTTCAAATAACAATTCCCAATCAATATCAGAATTTTCTCTGCTCTTCTTTCTTCCAGATTTGTAATAAGGAAATACTTCTTTCCTCCAATACTTTCTAGAATCACAAGCAATTACAATTTCGTTGTAATCTCTTTTAAATTTAAAAACAATAGCTCTAATAGAATTTAATATTAGATGACGACATAAGTCCTTATCCATCGTTTTAGTTCTTGTAGAAGCCATTGCAGATTGTATACCACCAATAACAACCTGCGAAAAATCTATAATCATCACACCCATACTA